TGAATACCAGGTTTTGAGCGACTCAGTCAGATTGAGAGATGTACAAGACTGCGAGATCTTTTGTTACTCGTCAGGCGATATACTTTGTTTGATAAATAAATTTCTGATTAACCATAGATGTTTCGACGACTTACTAGTCGCATCTAGACTTTATGATTCTCTAGTATGTCAACCGGAACCCGATACGTTGGAAGGTCATGTGTGGTTTAACGTACCGCGAAGGTACTCTTTGCCCATGCCTGGAGCATGGAGAGGTATACACGCATATTTCGTATCAGGCGTACCCTTCAATATTGACCCAGAAGCGCTGGCTGTATCGCGGGATCTACGGAATATTTTGGACTTGAAATACATTAATTCTATGATTTACAATGCGGCCTGGCAGCATGCAGAGTTTCTTAAAATATACAGCGGCAACACAGGAGATATTGAGGCACTAGCTGAAGCGATGGAAAACGGTGTTACAAGTATCCACTCGGATGTTTCTGTGGATGTACCAGCCAAAGTTTCTGCTGTATTAGGAAAAATGGTACCAACGTATATATATCCAGGAATTGGTGTTAGGCTGACTGACGCGTTGCCAAAATTTGGCAAGAACATAATGCTTGCAACAGACGGCGAAATCCCACGCGACTGTCCGTGGGCAAGGGACGCAACCAACCCGAGAGCGGTGTTAGTTGAACAGGTGCCACCACCTTCGGGCACCGTGATTATATTAGGTTGTGCGGGTCCATTGCTCAAAGACACACCTCTTGATGCCAACTTCACGCTGAAACCTGTTGCTAAGCAAAGGACCGGGAAGAAACTAGGTAGATATACCGACTGGCTTAACCTATGGTGTCTGGGTATGGTGTCAAGGTGGCAAGGTTATGACCTATATTATAATGCACTCGACGAAGGTAGAATAAAACGGAAGTTGTGGGCACCCAATGGTAGTAATCTTTGTCAGCCTCCGGTCGTAGCACACAATATAGACGATCCTAGGCAGTACAAAATATTGGAGGAGTTGGAACGTGAACATGTGTTTGGTGACGGCGGCTGGTTTAACACGAAGGAAGAAGTCACGATGAACTGGAGCAGAAAGCGAGTGGCAATGTATACCGGCAAGACAATTTACGATGGGGAGGAGGTGTGTAATCTGACTAGCCCAGTAGCTTTGCCTAAGTTAGTTGGGTTCTCGGAAAGTGGGACTCAACGCTATAATTTGGCAGTGATGGTAGCACAAGAACCAGGACGGCAGGATTTTCAAGTGGACCTACTGCCGCTGAACCGGCTCTACCCCGCGAACATAGAGTTAGCGCCGGACGCAGAGATAGCTCGAGAGGCGGAGGTAGAGAGGCCAGACGAGAACTTAGACGAATGATGTTTATACCTGATGCACTCGGGTTTTCTTCGACCACACCCGACTCGGTGGTCGTTAAACATGTCGAGATCAACGATGCTGACCTGGTTTTGGCTGACGTGGTGTGTGGATACAAAGTCACTCCACCAGGCTACATGAGACTAGGACTCAGCTCTATATTTGTGTATAGTGTATATTTTTCTTATCTTAAAGTCACTTGTTTCTACACTGGTGTAGAAACCAAGATTAATTCTTTACACCCAGAGGCGAGGCTAGTTTATTCTAGAGCGCTCATGGGGTTTGAGCGAGTGCCATTTGGAGCACGAACTTGTAATGAGCTGGTACGAGCAGTTTTGACACCTGATGTATCACAGATAGTTTACTTAGATAATGACGAACGTAATGCGTTTATATTTCTTAAAGCATGGTTAACTAGTGGTCGAGGATCTGAGATCATACCATATACTAGGATTTCCGGTGAACACATTCGTTTCTTTAGTTGGCACGAACTTGCTAAGATAGGTTGTGATGAGTTGTGGTCTAAAGCAAGTTACGCAATCAGATTCGTCTACAGGAATAGACACGTAATGCACGAGGCGTGGGCAGTAGGAGTTATCATCTGGTGGCTAGTAGCCCCTGAACAAATTAGGAATCTAGTCACTCACTCAAATATATTCTGTAGGTGTAAGTCAGCACTTGACTGGGTCAAGACAATCAAGCCTATAACATCTACTCTGAAGGGTCTGCAGAATATCGTACAAATTGACCTCACGCCGTTATTTGAACTGGAAGTATTAGTCAACCGGGGAGTGGGAAATGTAGACTGGGACGCAGAGCGACAGAACAGGACACAGCCTAAGTTGGCTAACATACCTAAGGCGGAAATACACCGGTTAGCTATGGATATATTTAATCGCGGGCGATTACAAGGACTCAAACCTATCAAGCTGGACTTCGATTCTTTTTTCAAGACTAGGTGGGAGTGGGCACCGCCAGGTTCGGTACATTCCCAATATAAAGAAGATCTGGTCAATATGCCTACGGAAAGGGAGCTTAAAAATAAGACTTTTGTATTGTCAGCAACCGAAAGCAAACCTTTTGAATATTATATCGAACGTGAGCCTGAAATATTAGCGTGGCCGTCAGTGAAGTATGAATGGGGCAAAGAGCGCGCCATCTATGGCACGGACCTAACAGGTTTTGTAATCTCAGCTTTCGGATTCTTTGGTTGTGAACGAACATTAGATTCACGATTTCCAATAGGCAAAGCGGCAGAGTCTGAGGCTGTACATAAGACCGTCAAAAACTTGCTAAAGCGGGGTACGCAATACTGTCTGGACTACGAGGATTTTAATTCTCAACATTCCAACGAAGCGATGCAGGCTGTGTTGTTGGCGTACCTAGATGTGTTTCGCGGACATCTACA